AGCGCTGAGCACGGTCGCCATGTTCCGTACGTCGAGCATTTCCTCGATCCGCTCGTGCGTGATCTCTGGATAGTTCCGTCGCAGCGACTCGTAGGTCACTTCGACCACGATCGCTAGCTCTTCGACGCCTGGCACAGCGCCGACCTTCAACCCTTGGAGCTTGATCAACCCCGGCTCCAGCTTGCGCAACGAACGCAGAGTGAGCGGCGGGACGATGTAGTCCACGCCGCCCATTCTGACCTTCACTCCATCGATCATCGGTGGGCTCCTGACTTCGAGGTGCTTACTCGAACGAGTAGAACTCGAAGATGTTTCCGGAGGTAGGGTCCTCCGCGCACATGAAGTCGATATCCTGCTCGGTGTACGCCTCGGCCTTGAACGCCATCTGCAGCTTCGGCACGTGCACTTGCAGGAACTTCCAGCCCACGCCCTTCGACTCGTAGGTGTTGTAGGCGTGCAGCACGAACGGGGTGGACTGCCCCATGAACTGATTTGCCAGCTTCGTGGTCTTGCCAGCGGTGCTGTCGGAGTACACGTAGCCGATCGACACGTTGTGAGTCGTGTCCGCAGCGGCGAACGTCCAAACTCCAAGCGCGACGCTGTACTGACCAGTGGCGGGCGACGAAGCGACCCGGGTCATGACCTTCCCGGTCGTCAGGTCCACCACACCGAGATCGGTGTCGTAGTTCGCCGAGTGCGCGACGGTAACCTGGTACGGCGTCGCCGGGATCGCATCGGTCTCGGTGGCGTAGAGCTTCTGTCCGGTGACCGAGGTCCCACCGTTGAGCACCGACAGAAGCGCGCCGCTGTTGATCGCGGCGTTCTTCGCCTTGCCCGTCACCTTCGCGGCGCCCTTCGCGATGTCGATCGCGAACTGCTTGCTGCCGCGAAGTTCCTTCATGTCGTACGAGAAGTCGATGCTCATATCGTTGAGCACCGCAAACGGAACCGGCGTCGGGTTTGCGCCGCTCGGAACGAGCGACAGCGTGCCTAGGCCGAAGTTGTACTGCGCCATGTCTGCCTTCCTTTCCTGGCACTCAAGCCAGCGCTTATCCGGACGCTACTATGACGGCATCAGGATCTCGACCGGACAGATCACTGAGGCTTGCTGCGCTCCTGCGCCGGCCAGAAACTGCACCGGACCGGTAATGGAAACCCGCGACACCAGGCCACCGAGATTCGTGTCCACTTGGTTCGACGGGTCGTGCTTGTCACCGAGGTCCGAGCGGAACGCGAGCAGGTCGTCGATTCCGTCGAGCACCGTGTTCAGCTGTGTTTCCGGGGACGTGTTGCCTTCCTGGGACCACGCGTAGACGACCACGTCAATGTGCAGCAGCCACACGTTCGGGTGTCCGCGCTGCTTCGTGACGCGCGTTCCGGCAGGGTTGAACAGTTCGTAGGTGTCGGCGATCAGCTCAAGCGCAGGCTGGTTCTGCGGACCGAGCTGCTCGGGATCGATGAAGATCCGGGAGAACGCCTTGATCACTCCGGAGCCAGCCGGCCCAAGCGGCGGCAACTGCAGCCTGGTGTAAAGCGCGGCCACGGCGCCCTCGCGGTCGATGCTCATGCGCCGACCCCAAGGATCGCCGCTGCGATGTCCCGCTGAATCTCGTCCTGCAGCTCCTGCAGGGTCCGCGCGATGAACGGCCGGGCGCGGAGCTTGATGTCGCGTTTGTACGGTGCGACGAAGCCGACACCCTGCGCGATCTTCCTGCGCCCCTCGCGCACGTCGTTCCCTCGCGCGCGGCGCGCGTAGCCCTTCACGTCGACCTTCGATTTGTCGACTCCGCGATCCTGGAACGCGGCGTAGAACGCGCGTCGCGAGACGCCTGCGACCACGGTCACCATCGTCCCCTTCTGCGACACCTTGTGGTAGAAGGACCGACCTAGCTTTCCGCTCTTCCGTCCGAGCCCCGCAGCGCGCGAGCGCATGAGCGCTTCGACGTAGGTGCCGATCTTCTCCATCGTCGGAAGCAGCCGCTCGCGGACGTTCTTGTCCACGCCTTCGAAGCGCGAGATCACCGCGCGGTCGCCGACCATTTCGAACTGGATCTGGATCACGTGTTCACCGCGACACCCATCACGTTCCGGTAGTTCAGGATGGTCTGCTTCACGAAAAACGGAGCGTCATCGGCACGGAAGGTCAGTGCCTCGCCGCCGTGCAGCGACCGCTGGAAGATCCCGAAGCGGGTGGAGTTCTTGAACATCCAACAGGTCATCTCGACGATCGCCTGGTCGATGTCGGCCGGGACCTCGTCGTAGCCCGTGGAGAAGGTCACGCTGATATTCGCGACCCCCACTGTGAACATGTAGCCGACGAGGTACACGCGATCTTCGAGCAGGGTCCAGCCGACAGACCCTGGACCGTCAGATTCAGGAATCGAGTTTCCGTCGATCTGAACCGCCTGCACGTCGCTGACCGGACCCGGCAGCGTGAGCCCGAACGTCGCGTCACCGTTGAAGACCTTCGTGATCGTCCGCGGAACGTAGGTCCGGCCGGTCTCCCGACAGAACCAGATCGACGCAGAAGTCAGGATGTTCTGAAGCAGCGTATCCGAGTTCGTGTTCAACGAGTCGATGCCAAGCTCGGTCTTCACCTTGGCAAGCGTCGTGAGGTCATTCGGATTCGATGGCACGGAGCACCCTCACCCGAAAGCGAGGGGCAGCGCAGACCAGACGACTCCCCGGAGCCCACCGGAAGGAAGCTGGCTCTGCGCTGCCCGTCGCAGCCTTGTCTCAGCTCTGGAACGCCTGAGGGCCGAGTTCCAGCGAGATCGACACGATGGTGCCGGACCCGCCGGTGACCGTACCGGTCACGCGGACATACGCGAACGAGTTGTCCACGTCGATGTTCTCGGGGATGTCACCGTCCGCCTGCGCCGCCTTCGCGGTGCCGTCCAGCGCGGTGATCCCGAGGTTCGCTGCGGTGATCAGATCCTTCGCAGACGTCCCGCTGGAATCGGTGGCCTGCTCCAGCTTGACCGCGAGGGTTCCGCCACCCGCGCCGACGAGCGCGAGCACCTTCGCCCACTTGACCTGCGCAACGCTGACCCAGCCGCTGGACGCGCTGCCAGCCGCAGCAACGGACTGCGGCACGACCTGCGCCTTCACGGCGTACTCGATACTCGGCTTTCTGTTGTGGCTCGACATTTTGGTTCAGTCCTTTCTTAGCGAGCCGCCAGCGCGACGCAGAACGAGAGAGTGTTGCCGCCCTTCGCGCGAGCGATGCTGGACGCCCACCACGGCATACCGCCGAGTCGCAGGGTGAACCGAAACGCGGTCAGCCCCTGGTCGAAGAACATGTGGATCGAGGTGTCGGCACGCAGACCACTCGACTTCATGACGGACAGGTACTGGCTCATGTCGACCAGGATCAGGTCGCCCACGGTGCCCAGTGCCTGGCACGCCTCGGTGAAGACCAGCGGGCGCCCCATCAGCGAACCGCTGTAGGGATTGCCCTGCAGGCCCGAGCCGGCCGGGAGATAGGCCGGGCTGGAGACGCCGGACGAAGCCGGGATCACCATCTGAGCCAGCTGCGGCTCGATGTCCTGGTTCGCCAGCCACACGCAGCTGGGACGCAGCGGAGCGTAGACCCGCGACGCCATGTTGATCACGTTCTTGAAGACGATCGTGCCCGATGCCTGTCCACCTTCCGCGGCCTGCGTGATCAGCGCCGGGCTCTTGAGCAGGCCGAGCGGCTTGTTCACGCCGTCACCGTTGACGAGCGCGTCGTTGATCTTGAACGCGATCTTCTCGGGGACCTTCCGACCGAGGTACGCGTTCAGCGACGGCGCGTCCTCAAGCAGCTCGTCGGTCACGGGGACCAGCGCAGCGAGCTTGTTCGCACGAAGGGTGACGCTCTTGAACTGAACGCCGCTCTGCGCGATCTGCGTCGCCTCGCCTTCCCACGTGCACTGCACGCCGCCGCTGGTCTGCCACGGGGTCGACTCGTCCACCGGAACGGTGATCGAGTTCGAAGAGGTCGTCTGCTGGTCGGTACGACCGAGCATCGAACCCTCGCCAGCGACCTTCACCATCACGTTCGACCGGAAGTCCGGAGGAACGAGATAGCCGCCGTCGGCGCCGGTTGCCTCCTGCGCCTGCGCGGTCGGCGAAGCCGCCACGATCTTCAGCCGCGGGTCGACGCCACGACCGACGCCAGCGTGGAACACCGCTTGCGCGTAGTCGCCGAACGACCGGAACCCGTGGGTCCCGCTGCGGTCCGACCCACCGGGCATCACCGGGGAACGGGTCGCGGTCTCGACGCCGGCCTGCGGCACCGGGGTCGCGCTGGTGACAGCCGCGTTCACCGGGGCTGCCTCAGTGACCCGACGGGCGACGCTCTGACGCGCCTCCATCGCGATCACCTTCTCGCGGACGCTGATCTCCTTCTCGGTCGCGTCGAACGCGGCGTTGAACTGCTCGATCTGCGTCAGCTCCTCGACCGTCATCTCGGCCATGGGATGAGCGCCGGACAGGACGCGCTTCGCCGGAAATTCACCCTGCGGCTGCTTGAAGACGATGCCGGTGACAGCGCCCGCGGCGTCGCGCTCGGCCGCG